AGCATATTCTAAAATCATTTTCACAACATGTTTGTCAAGGTGCATTTCTGCATTCTTGACAGGATCTCTATCTAGCCAAAAAATATTCATACAAACTCTTTTGTTAGTTCATCTAAACACCAATCTAACCTATCGATGGTTGCGCGATAGTCAGAATCTTTGTGAATAAATGCGATTCCACCTTTTTCAATGAAAGGCTCTGTACAACCTGCCATATCATCAATCAAGATTTTATACGATCCAGCGTACTGAGATTTTTCTGGCTTTGCACACACAAAGTTTGCTTTCCAGTGAATATCATGATCCATCAACCATTGTGTCTTCTGTGTCATTGCAGCAAGTTTCATATCAGTTCTATGAGAACCAGTTGATGTTAGCATTTCAACAGTTAAATTGCTATATGCTTTTTCTATACGACGAATTTCATCAATGAAAATTTCGGCATTAGGCATCCATTCAAGAGTTTCAAAAATCCCTCGACTTAGCACTGCTTCACGAAAGCGTTCACGATCATATTCATATTCATTCCACATTGCGCGGTATGCTTTTTCGAAGTTTGTTAAAACTCCGTCCATATCAAGGTACAACGTGATCTGTTCCATACAATTTCCTATGTAAATCCATTATATAAGTGGCTTTCCCAAGAACCCACGGATGTCTATGGGGTAAGTGATTACCTGTTGCTCCAGTCCAATTAGAAAACACATCATCAAAAAAATTAATAGCGCAACAATCAGGATGATTTTGCTGTAGTACTTCAAGCTCATCTGCCCAAACTTGCCAACGATGATCACTAATGATGTTATCATTAAGCTCGTAATATATGCAAGAATGTACAAGCATTTGTGCCCTACGTTGCCGAATTTTACTTTTGATCTCATCATTATTATTTGTTGCAAAAAATCCTTCTAAGCTCATGATATATTATACCATGATAATACACTGTTGTACACTAGCCTGTTCTACCACCATAAACTAATCGTTCTAGCTCAGAAACCTGTGATCGCAATGCATTGCATTCACCAGTTAACATTGTATTTTCTTGTTGAAGGCGTGTGTTTTCATCAGTGATATGTTTAATCATCTCTGCAATATCACGCGCAAAATTATCTTTGTTTTCTGTATTCACGTTTTAACCACCATTTGTGTTTATTAAAATATACTTGTACATCATCTTTTGGGATGTTAAACATACTATGTTCTTCACAATTAAGAATCCACAATTGATGAACCCAACTTCTGAAGCCATCCCACTTTTTCATTGCATCACTCCATATGTTTCGAATGGTGTATGTTTTGATGCAATTAATTCAAAGAGAACCTCTTCTACCTCATGAAGTTCTTCCATTGTAACTGAATCAGCTGGTAACTTGCCTTCTAATACAGCTTGCATAATCATTTTACGATCTTCAGTCATCTTTTAGTTTCTCAGTTTGTTCAAATTTCCTCTCTTGCATTGTCTTTTCTTTAAATGCTTTACGAGGGTTCATGCACATAACACAATCTGGATTTCCACAGTTAAAGGGTGATTGTTTGTGATATTTGTGTGGATTTTTTAGAACATGATCATATCCATATTCTTTAGCTAGTTTAAGTTTACGAGCAAGTTTCTTTACTTTTTGAAAAAAACGCTCTCCATGTTTTTCACGTTGAGATGGGTCTGACACTTCTTATTCTCCTACATTCATTTACTACTTCTGCTGGATAATCAGGTGATATCTCTGCAATACTACAGTCATATCTAATAACTTTCTCTCCTGAAGCAAAATGTACGGCTACAAAAAACCAGAATAACGCTCCACCAAATATCAATAAAGCATGAAGAAATGCCTTTATCATAGCATACGAATCAATCCGACGGTGTCAATAGAAGTTAATAGGATGTAGTTAGCCAACATGCCAAATGATTTCCTAGTATAAGCAGCCCAAGCATACATAGCGCAACCGCTAATCCAAACAGGATAAAGAGCCAAAAGTGGAGGGTTGGGTACTGTAGTAGCCATCGTGATGGAGCAACCAATAGATACCGCCCAAGCAAGCAACTCGACAAAAAAGCGGAGAGGATGAGTGCGATAGTCATCTTTAATCCATTCTATAGTTGTGTTAAAATATTCAATCATTCGTAATCCTTATAAGGAACGAGAATTCCACCAGCGCTAAGCATTCCGCCTTTGCCTTCAGACTTCTCGTCCTCGTCATAGTACATTCCCAATTCGCGCATCATCATGTGCTTTACACGAAGGTTTGGTTGGCGATAGCGATCAGTTGAAGTGAAACCCAATAGAGTACCAACTTCTACGACTGCACCACTACGACAAACACCAGCAAAGCAATGAACTAACACGTTCATGCTATTATCTAGTGCATGCTGCAGAAGACGAACGAGTTCTTTTGCTTGATCTTTCTGAATAGCAAACTCACCCATATTTGGATCCATCTTCACATCAGTGTCTTCAATGTCAAGGAAGTCAAATTGATGAACTTCTTTGAATTGATGCTTTGGTGTCGGAAAATTACCTGGTGGATCCATGATCTGGATGAGCATAGCATTTGGACCCATGTCAGAATGCCAACCATTCTTAACATCATCCCATGCTACGTTTTCAATCCAACGAATTCCCATTTTACCGCTCCAAAATTACATAATCACCAAAGTATTTATCGAATGTTGAGACTAAATGTTCATAGTCTCCTTGTTTCATTTCTTCAAGGATAGCATTACTATCTAAACCAAGATCATACGCAAGTTTACGTGCATTACCAAGTAAACAGAACGCGTTGCCTTGTGGACCTGTGAGGTCAATCACAGGTGTACTATTTTGTTTTGCTCTAATCACCATATCACCACCATGAATCGTAGTAGACAGCATCACCTTCTTTAATAGCTGCACGTGCTTCGAAAATAAACTTCATTGCTGAGGCAATATCTTCAGGATAAATTTCTTGTGATCCAAAAAAGAATCCTTGAGTGGGTTCTAATTTGTTTTCTCCAATAGCACGTTGCAGTTGGTCAAGGTCTGTCAATTCGAGACGCACTGGTACACAATTAAAGCTTTCTTTAGTACCACCCTTTGCACGATAGAGTCGTTCCATCCAACCATGTAGCGCATTAAACTTGCGCCAATAAGCTATATCATATGCAGGATCTTGGTCAGAATTGAACTCAAAATCGTTCACAACGTGTTCTTTCTTAACGCGATAAGCGTACATATCCAAACCCATGATTTACTCCTTCACTTCTTCAACAGTTACAAGATACTCTTTTCCTTCAACAATTACACGTAAACGCTTAGTGGTTGACATAAAACTACCAGCTTCATTAAGATCAAATTCAACTCTTCCAACTCGCTGAACTGCAACAGGTGCTGCCGTCTCTGAAGCTGCAACGATCAATTCATTGCGAATTCTAGACATAATATAATCACAATATGCTAACATTATTTCTCCATTTCTTTCATCATATTTTTCATCATTACAGACATTTTTGCAAATGCTTGTTCAGGTGTAACATTTTCCTTTGCAACACAATATGATTGTGTGTTTACAAGTTGTTTTTGAACTGCTAAACAAGCTTGTTCAGTCTTAAACGCATTAGGCGCTTCCATAACACCTGTGCTAGTGATAATCATCAATGCAAATACTGTATTCATATCAATCCCATATTTTCTTATCACCGAAGCGTTCATTCCAATCGTAACCTGCGTGATACGCTTCAATCTCATCTGCAGTCAATTCAACAACTTCATCACTAGTGCCAGTACCACCTACATAATAGTGTGGTTTACGTGGTCGACCATAGTAAGAGTCTGCACTTCCACGATCGAATGGACCACCATGTCGATCTCCATAATTTTTACCATTAAAAGTGCCATAATTTTCATAACTCATATTATTCTCCATAAGCAATAGCATCATTATCTGCACACATCTCAGCATATTCCATTGGATCTGTAAAACGATCAAATATGTCTGAGTACTCAATCACTGGTTCTGCATAAACTATGCGACCTTCATATTCCATTTGACTACGCTCAAAATCGCTTAAATAGTCATCTGATTCTTCAGTATAACCAAGGATGAAAGTTTGAAAATAATCATCAAAACGTTCAATATCATTGCGAACAATTTCTACGATTTCATCGATGTCACAATTAGCAGGAATTCCTGTAATTTTATACTGACTACCACCTTTTGCTTTCCAATGATAGCTGCCATCAAAGCCTTGATGTGCTGCGTAATTTTCATAGTCTTGTGTAGTGATAACGATCATCATATAATTCGTCCTTTTTCAATTTATGGATCTATTATACCCTAAAACTTGCTGTTTGTACATAGCCTTTACAAGTTATTGATTTCATTGGACTTTTTACTTGACTAAAACGGTAGACTATTGCATGAAATTAGTACTTTTAGCTACCCCTAGGGGCCCGTGATCCTGGGTGCGCAAGGGGGCCCGGGGTCACCCCCACGCTATTTCGACTTGGAAAAAAACTGGACATTTAGCCTCTTCGCATACGTGCCTGATCTTTTGCATCCTCGCTGCTGAAGATAGGAACTGCGTTCGACTTGTGAAGTGTACCGATACCTAACATTGCTGAACCAGTGTATCGTTTGCCTTCGATTGGCTTGGTGCATGGTGCACCGGTGAATGGTAAACTGTTGATCTTTGGACCAGTATCACGCGTGAACGTAGTCTTACTAGTCAAAGGTGTAAATGTGTTAAGCTTTAACTCGCGCTTGATAGCGCGTTGCTCTTTAAGCAATGCTTCTCGCTTAGCGCGTTGTTTTTTAGATAGCTTAGACTTTTGGTTTGTATAGATCATGCTCATATGGTATTATTATACCATAAAAATAACATGTTGTACATAGGCCCTGGAAACCATAACGGGCAGCGTTTGCTGCCCGAGATAGGATCACCTACTTTCAGTGTAAACTTGGAGGAGTATAGTAAGGAGCATTATAAACTTCATAGTATGAAGGATGATAAGCTTCTTCTACCAAATTAGTGAGTTGTGCATCAATTAACGCCTTTTTACTTTTTAATCTTGATGCTGCGTCATTTCTTCCTTTCTTCTTCATTCGCTGTATGTTATGTTCTAATCTGCGAGAGTCTCTTTTTAATTTTTCTATTGTTAAAGGAATCATTAGGTTATGGTTCTCCTACTGTAAGTTAATTAATTCATAATATAGATTTTGCTTCCCCCTGAAGTAAAAAAAGGACTAAGGTCTCACGACCTAGTCCTTTGTTAAAAATTGTTGCTGTAAGCATACTACTATTTATTTTTCGATGAGTCCTGGAAAAGCCTCTTGAACTAATTTTTTAGTCACACCCTTATATACGCCTTCGAGTGTCTTGTCTTTCATATGACAAACTAGAGGAACTTCTTTACTATCAATCCTATATAGAATATCTATAAACATTTTCTCTCTACGAACTCTGTTTACTTGTTCTCCTGGACCGCCTTTTACAAAATATCTAAATTTTTTTGTTTCAGCCATCAAATGATTTTTATCATATAGACGCTTCTCGTGTTCATCGATTGGTGGAACACCAACCGGAAGAATAAACTGAATCGTATCATCAAATGCACCCTTTAGAATGTCTCTCAATTCTAAAGAGTTATATTGTTGTAAAAGAGAGACCTTCTCTTTACGAGAATCTGTCTTTGCAACCAATTCTAAAACTTCTGATACTAATATTTTTTGTGCCATATTTAAAACTCTTGTACTGAATCAACTAACATTTTGCAACGTTTCTTAATTAAATAATCTAAGATCTTTGCACGAGGTGCAACGGTTTGCTCTTCGTATGTATTTATAATCCCGTCCTTAATGTTTTGTGGGATCATCGATAGATCAATTAATTGCTTATTACGTTGATAGTTTCTAAATGTCTCTTCATTCATTGCTGATTTAAGGTCTTCAGCTTTTTCCAACCATCCATCAATTTTCTTTTTACTAATAGGAGTTTGTCTACCGCCATCCACAAAAGTAGAATCTGCAGAAAGAATATTAGGGATACCATCCCCGCTATCGCCACGAATGATGTGCTCAAACAGGTATAAATGAGGGTTTGAGTCTGTGACGACTTTCTTTTGGATTGGCGAGAACTGTTTAACATTCTTAAACTTATGAAGTTGTATAAAGTCTCCATCAGAAGAAATAATCATCACGGGTTCATTCTTACCAAACTCTTGTGTTTGCTCAATCAATACAGCAATTACATCATCTGCTTCAGTACGATCTATATGAACTACTTTATATGGAAAGTTTTCTTTAATCTCATCTCTAATCATGTTCAATAATTCAAAGAAGAGATTCCAATCCATTGTAGATTGTTCACGCGCTTTCTTGCGATTAGCTTTATATTGTGGAAAAATACTCTTGCGCCAAGAATTACCACCATCACACGCTAATACAATTTGTCCGTATTCTGCTTTATATTTTTTAGAATACATTCTAATAGTATTTAGAATTAGATGACGCAAGAACCCTTCTGTTAACTCAGCATTTGGCTGAGCATAGAATGCTGCAATAGAGATTTGAGAGAAGTCAATTAGTATCATAATGTAATTATACCATAATTTTTTACTGCTGTAAACCCTTTATGTGGGCTCTGTGCACTTTAACCATAATCCAATCATTGTAATATTCTTTGCTAGTTAGAACACCTCTGGTGAACTGCTCATAGGCTTCTAAATAGTTACATTCACCTTTTCCTGCACACAGATGTAAGATTTCTCGTTTATATCGATCTTCGCCGTTCTCTGCTATTTCTTCAAGTAAAACTTTGTTAGATCCAAAGTATGTCTTCCAGTCAGATTCTACTTTGAGTCTTTTCTTCTTTCCTTTTACTTGTTTAGTCTTACTAGACCAAAATAGTTTTTTACCAACGTATTGTTTTTGTGTGGTAGTATCAGTAATTAGATAAACAAATCCATAAACATCTTTATGTGTTTGTTCTCCTAGTTCGTATGGTTTACCATTGTATGTCCATGTCATCATCAAATATATTGTCCTTTAAGAGGTCGTAATCTTCATCCTCTTCTATATATGATGATCCACAAAACGGACAAAACATTGGTTCCTCTGTAACCTGATCGTAATCATATTCGATCGTTGCTTCTATACTACACGTAGTACATTCTAGTGTTTTCTTTGTCATAAACTCTGTTCTTTTAAATCAAACCAGATTTTTAATTTATCAAATCCTCCGATCAATTCTGATTTATGATAAATTTGTGGTACTGATCGTAAACCTTGTTCAACAAGTAGATCTCTACCTGCTGCATTTTTATCGATATTAATTTCAGTATATTCAATGCCTTTAGACTCAAGTAATGCTTTAGCTTGTGTACAATAAGGACATACTGTTCTGCTATATACAATCCATTCGTGTGTCATAGTGATAGACCTTTTAGTGTATCAGCGGAGATATCTTGCTTGACTCCACCTGTAATATAACTTGTAATTTCTGTTTCTTGTGGTGCAACTTGAACGTTACCACCACCAATCCACTTCTCTGTCCATGGAAGAGGATTAGACTGTGACACGGTGTATGGACAATGATATGACAATGCACGCATGCGACGACAACCAATCCATTCTACATAGTCAGCTAATAACTTTTCATTTAAACCAATCATTGAACCGTCTTTAAATAAGTATTTAGCCCAATCTTTTTCTTGTTCAATGGCTGAAGTAAACATATCCATCACTTGTTTCTCAGTCTCTTGACGAATCTGAACAAAGTCTTTATCATCTTTGATAAGATGTTTAATGATAGAAGTGCTAGCAGCTAGGTGAGTGTTCTCATCACGAGCGATAAACTTAATTACCTTTGCATTACCTTCCATCTTTTTGAGTTCAGCAAATGCCCATGAACAGGCAAATGAAACATAGAAGCGAATACCTTCAAGTATGTATACGCTCATTAAGCACAAGAATAATTTCTTCTTCAGTTCATATAAATCGATGCGTATAGTTTCGCCGTTGACCGTATGATCTCCGAGTCCAAGCATTTCATAATAACGACTGTAAGAAATAAAGTCATCATAATAAACGCTAATATCATGAGCGCAATCGAGGATAGGTTGAATTGTTTTAATCTCATCAAATACTTTTGAAGGGTTTGCATAAACATTACGAATAATATGTGTATATGAACGTGAATGAATTGTCTCAAAGAATGCCCACGTTTCGACCATCACTTCAAGTTCTGGCACAGATGCCATTGGTAAAAATGCTAGATTTGGTGAACGACCTTGTACAGAGTCTAATAAGATCTGTCGCTTAAGGTTTGATGTAAAGATGTGTTGTTCATATTCGTTTAGATCATGAAAGTCTTTACGATCCTTCGATAGGTCCATCTCTTCTGGTCTCCAAAAGAAACCAAGTTGTTTGTCAGTTAACTTTTCAAATTGTGAGTATCGTACCGCATCATAACGTGCTATATCTACTGGTTCACCGAAGAACATCGGAGATTCAAGGTGACTTTTACTTTTTATTTTGAATACTGACATTTACCATTTCCCTAGCGGACATTTAAAACTTGGTACTATTATCTTTAATAACAGTACACACCCACATTCTTTACAACGTTCAACTTTTAAAAGATCTGTTTTTCTAGGACAAGTAGAACAGATCTCATATCTTTTTATAGCTAATTCTTTTATATCTTGCATGATTCGCAGTCTTCTTCACCTTCTACTGGCTCAGTAAGTTGCGCTTCAATTGCCTTGAATTCTTTTTCGTGTAACTCACCAGCACCATCATAAGTATTGAAATAATACAGTTGCTTACCACCATACTTATAAAACATAACCAAGTGTTTAATCATATCTGACATAGACACTTTATGGTCTTCATAATTTTCTGGATTATAAGAAGTATTGACAGAAATACCTTGATCGATGTACTTCTGTAAGACAGCACAGATCTTTAGGTAACCTTCAGGAGATTTTTGGTTCCACAATAAATCGTATTGATTACGTAGCTTGTGATAACCTGGTACAACCTGTGCCATCACACCATCTTTAGATTGTTTGAATGACACTAATGCGCGTGGTGGTTCAATGCCATTAGTAGAGTTACTAATTTGTGCAGATGTTTCTGCAGGCATCAAAGCCATTAAAGTAGAGTTGCGAATACCAAAATGAATTAAGTCTTGACGTAGATCGAACCAATCCATACGTTCTTGATGTGGGATTAATTCATCAACTTCTTTCTTATATGTATTATTTGGTGTTTCTCCACGAGAGTATTTAGTTTCACCAGATAATGGACATGCACCCTTCTCTTTAGCAAGTTGTACAGACGCTTTAATCAAATAATATGACCATGCTTCTGCATACTCATCAATTACTGGGAGTGCTGCGTCATCGTACTTAAGTCCTCGTTTTGCAAGGAAGTATGCGAGGTTGATGATGCCGTTACCAAGAGGGCGGCGATTTTGCGTTGATCTTTCCGCTGCTTTAACTGGGTACCATTGATAGTCGAGTAGCGCATCGAGGCCTCTGACTGAGAGGTCGCAATACTTTTCGAATTCTCTTGGTTCGTTGATGAGTCCCCAGTTAATGGCTGACAAAGTGCACAAACTGATCTCTCCATTTTCATCCTCCGCTGAAGTTAATGGCTTAGTTGGTAAATCGATTTCACAACATAGATTAGACATACGAATGGGTGCTTTCTCTGGAATAAATGCACCATGACTATTAGCATGATCTACGTTCATCAAATAAATTCTACCAGTATCTTTACGTTCTGTTAAGAACTGTGTAAAGACTTCCATTGCTGGTAAAATCTTCTTACGAATACCTTCTTTACGTTCATAAGACTCATAGAGTTGTTTGAACTTATCCTGATCTGCATAGAATGCTTCATATAAATCAGGAACTTCATCTGGAGAAAATAGAGTAATGTTACCACCTGTCAATAGACGTTCATACATCGTCTTATTAAATTGGAAACAATAATCCATATGACGTACACGAGTTTCTTCTGTACCCTTATTGTTCTTTAATACAATTAGATTTTCAAACTCGAGATGCCAAATTGGCATATAAATTGTTGCAGCACCACCACGTACACCGCCTTGTGAACATGATTTTACGGCAGCTTGGAAATACTTGAGGAATGGGATAAGACCGGTGTGAACAACACTACCGTCGCCGATACGACTACCAATAGCACGAATGCTACCAGCGCCGATACCAATGCCAGCCTTTTTAGAAATATAACGGACAATGGAAGTCGACGTCGAATTGATGGAGTCAAGAGAATCATCTGACTCAATAAGGACACAGCTACTAAACTGGCGAGTAGGAGTGCGAAGTCCAGCCATGATTGGGGTAGGTAGACTAATATAGAACTGAGATATTGCATCGTAATACTCCTTTACATATCTCAAACGAGTATCTCTTGGATAATTCATAAAGAGATTCATCGAGATAAGCATGTACAATATCTGTGGTGTTTCATATGGTACTTTAGTCAAGCGATCTTGTACTAAGTACTTTCCACGAAATTGTTCCATGCCAACATACGTAAATTCATTATCACGATCATGTTTAATATGACGATCTAGTTGATCGAACTCTTGTTCACTATAATCTTTTAGAACCTGACCATCATATACACCCTTTTCTACATTTTTAGTAGTGATAGAGATTAATGATGATGGTTCATATTGTCCATAAACCTGTTTACGTAACTTATAATTAACTAAGTGCGCAGCAACATATTGATAGTTTGGTGTATGTTCAGATATTAATTCAGCAGATGATTTAATTAATAATTCATGGATGTCATCTGTCTTCATGCCATCATTGATTTGAATATTGGCTTTAAGTTCAATCTCGCTGATTGAGACTCCATTAATTCCTTCTGTAGCCCATTCTAAAACTTTATGAATCTTATTTACATCGAATGGTTCTGCTTGACCATCTCTTTTTGTTACATTAATATTATGCATTTACTATAAAAAACTCCAAAAATCAGAAGTATATTATACCACGCCTGCTTGTAAAAGTACATAGCAGGTTTAATTACTTATAAAAATATTATTTTATGGATTAAGCTTTTGTTGCTCGCGAATCCATTCTTGCAACGCCTTTAGTTGTTCGGTGTTTTGGTTGCAGGCGCCGTAGTTGCTGACGATGGTGCTTGTTGCTTCAGAAAGTTTAATGTCTGAGGCTCTCGCATCAGTAGCTCGGGCGGGGTCGGGAAGCTCGTTTTTTGCGGCAGCGTCGTGGAGCACGCTGAAAGAATTAGGCAGCTGACACTTAGCATCAGCGTCTTGATTAATAAATTTTGCGATTTCATTGTTCTTTTCCTTAACGACTGTAATTTTATCTATATACTTCGTTACAACTTTAGTTGATACTTCAGCTTCTTTTTGTTTAAGCTGTGCGATCTCTGCTTGTTGCTGTAATACTTTCTTTTGCCAACCTTCTTCATTAGATATACCACCGCACATATAGACGCTAAACACTAAACCAATTACAGAACCAATTTGAATTGGTTTAGCATACGTGCTAATAAATGGAAGGTTAGCCAAAAAAGAAGATAAAAATAAACCTACACCACTTAACAACAATAAGATGTAGAAAATCCAATTAGGTAAAAATGATAGTAGAAACATATTATATCCTTAAATTTTTATTTATTAAATGATTCTTTCAACGATGATATTGTATCCATCGGTGTTGCTACTATTGTTAGTTTTCATAAAGGTAGCACGATAGATTTTACCTGCTGCTTTATCTGTAATGTGAGCAGTTAATCTATCTCCACGAGCATCCATACCATGTTGAGAATAAATCGATAACCAAGTACCATTAGCCAATAGTAAATAACCAGAGTTTTCTGCGCTAGTTGTGCCTACGCCAGATACAACACCAAGAACATCATAACAAACATCAACTTGACTTCCAGAAGCACTAGCAATCTGAGGGAATACACCGCCTTGATTGCTAATACGATACTTAATATTATCAACAGTAACAACGGTATCTATTGCTGCATTAAATGATGTTCTAGCAATTGCTGGAGATTGACTTGTAACAACTGCACCGCTATTAAATGTAACAGCAGTAGGACTCATTGTCAGCACATTGGTATACGAACTGCTTGAACGGAACTGAAACTGACCGTTGGTCGACCCACCAATACTAACATCGAAGTACATGTTAGTAGAACCATTATTGAGGTTTCGAATTGCTCCTTCTTGTGGCACTTGTAATGCTACGCCACTGACAGCACCTGCTCCTGCTACAAATCCATTGTAGGCTGTTACATTACCACTAGCTGAAGCAATATTATTTGTAACGTTAAGACTGCCTAACGTACCAACAGAAGTTAAGCTAGAACCAGTAATACCGCTGCCTAAAGAGTTACTATTGATTACATAAGTACCACCAAGATAGTAAGCACCACCTGCAATAATATCAACGTTACCATTAGTAATGATATTACCACCTACACCAAGTGTACCTGCAATATTAACAGCATTTGATGAATGATTATAAGTTGTACCATTACCAGCATTATTAAATCTACCTACACCAGTAACTGTCAATCCGTTACGAATAGTTGTTGTACCAGTTGTAGCACCAATTGTTAATGCAGTTGCAGCACCACCAAAGTTAATAGTAGTTGCAGTTGTGTTAACTAATGGGAAAGTTGTTTGACTAGTAGTAATACCACCTGCAGCATTAACTGCAAGAGTATCACCTAAGAAAGTAGTACCAGTGACAGATAGACCAGTTAATACGCCAACACTTGTTAAACTAGAACTTACTACGGTTGAATTTAATGCTGTACCTGTTAATGTACCAGCTGGAGCAGTTGTCGGTGCACCAGTTATTTTACTATAGGCTAGTGATGTAATCCAAGATGGATCAGCATATGAACCAGTTAAACTTACTTTACTGGCTACAGTAGTTGTTAATGATGATACGATTGATTCGTCTGATGCTAATTGATCTGCAATCTCTTTAAGAGTATCTAATGCAGCAGGTGCAACACCAATTAAATTTGTAAATCTGCCATCAACATAAGTTTGAGTAGCATAACCTTGAGCAGTAACATAACTCTTTGTTGCATAATCTCCAAGAGTTGTATTTAAAGATGCGTTATTAACAAAACTTGCTAGCGTCGATGAGACAACATAGTCAGCATCATTAGTGAATGCAGATACATTAGTTGGAACTGTAGGGATTGTTGGCTTATTAGTTAGATCATTATATGATCCACTAAACAATGACGGGAATGGAGTATTAATCCATTGGCTGTGTTCAGCAACCCATCTTAAATAATCACCATCATTAAGAGTAGTGTGATGATTGATGTTAACATTATGAAGTTCTTCTAATTCATAACCATTCTGTGGACTAACATAGATTTGTCCTTGCCCTTGATTTGCACGTTGTACAACACCAATATAAACTAAATGGTTAGGAGAATATGGCTTGACATTAGTTAATGTACCAACGGTTGCACCAACATATAGTGTATCACCTTCACCATATGCACTAGTATCAACGCCTGTTAATGTACCTTTAGTGATAACAATACCAGTTTGTCCTGGTGCAAAATCACTATAAGCAAGACCAAGAGTTTTTGCTGATGTACTTTCTGCAGAACTACCAGCAAGAATAACCGATGCCATATTACCTGTAGCTCTATACAAATAAACTGGATCGCCTTTATGAATGGTTACTGAGTCAGCATTCTTAACTTCTGCATATATTGCTTTAACATCTGTTGGATTAAATGAACTTGATGATGTAGTAGGCGGAATGAATACAAACTTTTTTGTTGTTGCATTATAACTTAAAACATAACCATCAACAATACTATCACGATCAATATCATCTAAACCGCGAAGTCTAGTTTCACCGCCGCCAGCATCTTGACCGGGAAACATTGAAATATCGCTAAGTCTTTTTTCAAAGATACTTAAGCGATCTTGTATTGCTTTGATATTTGGATCAATTGAGACTTTAGAAGACTGCTTCTTAGAACCAACGGGTTTTGTTAGGTCTAGAGTCTTCTTTGTAACTGGTGTTACAGATGGTGTGTCTTCAATCTTTGGAGGAATAAAGGCAGATTCTTCTTCTATACTTTTTAAGAATTCATCTAGCTTTACGGTATCTACAAATGCAGATGCAGATATTTCTACCTTTGGTTTTGGAGGTGTGACAACAACTTCAACTAAATCTTTTGCACCGATAGCTGCTAAGAACTCATCGATTGCTGCTTCATTTCCCTGAACTACTTCAACTATCTTAGGTTCTTCTTTTACAGCTTCTTCAATTACAAGAGCAGGCTCAAGCAGAACTTCTGGCTGTTCGATTTTTTCTTCTACAGCAGGAAGTTCTGGATTAATCTCTTCATGGTATATTTTCTTTATCGTCTTAAACGACAAAGACTTTTTTGATTTGCTCATCTGTCATGTTCTTGAGAAACAAATAAACTAAACTTGGTTAATGGTTTACGCTTTAATGGTTCAGACATCATCTTAACTTTTTTACCGGCATCGCCTTTAAATCCAGCTACACCACCAGCAGTAACGCTATTGGCTGCTACTTCTTCTTT